CGGCGTTGGCTGCGGCTGTTTCTCTGCCTACGGGCGGCAAATTGACTTTTGCACCCTCTTTGCCTTCGCCCTATTCCCCCGGTCCCGTAGCTTCTTCCACCGTAAAATGCGCGTAGGCTAAAACTCACCATGTCCTGCTTTCTGATGACATCCTCTGGCGATCTGGATTTCTCGACGGGCAATCTTTCGATAGTCCGCGGCGTGGCCCAGGTTACGGCTCAGAAACTTACAGCACTATACTCTATCGCACAAGGGGAGTGGTTCATCGACGGACGCCTAGGGGTCCCGTACGTGACGCAAGTTTTGATCAAGAACCCGAGCCTTAGCAGCATCAGCACAATGCTCATAAACATCGCTCAGAAGTGCCCGGGCGTGGCAGCCGTGAGCAGCATCAAGATGAACTACACGCCGAACGCGCGCACGCTCGGGGCCACGCTCACGATAATCACGAATGATGGCGCCGTTCTCTCTGGGGGCCTTGGCCAACCTTTTATTGTCACGAGGCAAGCGACATGAGCATCAACAATCTAACGGCTTCGGGCTTTGTAGCCTCTACGGTGACGGAAGAGGTTACCTACCTCAACGGCCGGGTACAGACCCTCATCGATCCGAACCTGGATGTCGACCCGGATCAACCCCTAGGGCAAATCATTGGCATCTTCGCCGCTGAGTTTGCAGCCGCGACCGAGCTCTTGGCCACGGTTTACAATTCGATGAACCCTGCCGCGGCCGAGGGCGCCTTGCTGGCGAACCTGGCTTCCCTCACGGGGACCTATCCGCAGGTCGCTACGTATTCCACGGTCCCTTGCAACCTCACGCTAAGCGCGGGCACCACGGTAGGGGCCGGTTCTACTATCTCGGTCCCCGGACAACCCACGTCTAATGTTTGGAGATTGCTCACCTCCGTAACGGCGCCTAGCGGCGGGGGTGTCGTCCCCGGGTCCTTCCGAGCCACGGTGACGGGGCCTCAGAACGTGACCTCGGGCACGAGCATGGTCATTTCGCCTACGATTACGGGTTGGTCCGCTTGCGTAACTACGGCGAATGCCACGCAAGGTCAAAACGCGGATACAGACACCACGCTTCGGACTCGGCGAATCGAAGAGCTCGGGGGCGAACAGTTCGGCACTACCGCCGCAATCCAAGCCGCTGTTCTGGCCGCGGTGACGCCTTACGCCGGGGGATCGCCATCAGGCGCTTGGTGCTACGAGAACACATCGTACGCCTCGGACGCGAGCGGCGTGCCCCCGCATAGCATCCATGTGGTCTACTGGGCCGGGGCGTCAAACATAACGCCGTCGACAACCCTGGCAAACATCATAGCCCAAGCGATATGGTCGCACAAGGGTGCAGGCGTCGCCACCTACGGAGCTTTGTCGGGCGTGGCCACGGATGCCTTAGGCAATAACTATACCATATACTTCGACGTGGGGACGGCGGTGCCTGTCTACGTGTCGCTGAACACAACGCCCAACCCCGTCACCACGGCGCAGCGCGCGGCTATTGTGACCGAGCTGACGACCTTCACGGAGCAGACGTGGACCTTCGGGACGACCGTGAAGGTTATTCCTCTGCTGGCCAGCGTGCTAAATGGCGTCGCGGGTCTTGTCGACATTCCCACCTACGGCATCGGTCTCGCGCCTGCACCGGTGACTACGGGTAACATCGTCATGGGCCCCACGCAGATAGCAATCCTCAGTGGTATCCTAGTGAACGGAACATGATCCCCGCTCAGAACTTTGACATCGCCACGGGCGGCACGGCGCTGCTGACGTCGGTCTACGCGAACAAGCCCGGGATATCGGCGCTTGTGACGGCCTTCTCGAATCGCTTTCAGGTCTTGGAATCGCAAATGGGGTCCATCCTGAACGGCATCAACCTGGCCAATCATCCCATGCCCGGGGGTCCTTGGGACGTGCTCGACAAGTACGGTCTAATCGTAGGGGAACCCCGGCAAGGTCGGAGCGACGCGGCTTATCTGCCCGCCCTGCGACTCCGCGTTTTGGTGAACAATTCCCACGGTTTGGTGTCGGACATAATCGCCGTTGCTAGCGCTATCTTGACCCCCGGCGGGTACACCTTCGTATACTCCGAGGCTCCGGACCAGACCTTCTTGATCACGGCCCTCGGAATACCGGACGAGGACATCGCGGCGCTTTTCCAGTACCTCCCTTTGGCTCGGGACGGCGGCGCCGACGCCCACATAATAGTTTCCAGCCCCGGAGACGACGTGCTGATCTGGGGTAACACTTGGGACGCTGCGACGACGCTCGCATCCGAAGAGGTAAAATGACGGCCTACATACGCGCATTGTGGTTACGCCTAAGCGCGGCCCCCTTCAAATGGGGTTGCCTATGGGGAAACAACATCTTTTTTGAAGGAGACGAGTAATGCTTTCCGTGACTTTCCCGTGGTCTTCTGCGGTCAACTATCCTTCCGGCCCGGATGTCGGTACGGCAACGAAAGTGGTCCCCACCGCTAATCAGTTCATCCGAGGCACGCCGGCTACGGCGCAGACCTTCGACTATCTTCTGAACGAGCGCGACACCTTTGCGCAGAACAGCAGCCCCTTGACTTGGCAAAGCCCGCTCCCTACCACGGGTTACTACAGCGGGGCCTGGTACGACTCCCTGCAAGGTGTTTGGCTCCTAGGCACTAACCCGACCGGCGGCGGAGCCACGGCCTTCCAGGCTCTTTGGAACCCCGGCACGGCATCCAATAACAGCGCGCCCATTACGGGTTCGCCCTACGGCACGACGCAGCCTATGACTCTGAGTTACAATTCGGAGCACCCGGGGGCATACGCCGTCATCAGCACGGGCTCGCCCGGCTCGGCGGGCACGGCAGAGGTCTTCTACTTCGGGCCTGCGGGTACCGGTCTGACCCACGCTTACACTGTCACCCTTGTAACGTCTGTCACGTGCGCGGAGCTGGTATATGTGCCGAGTTGGCCAATGCTGTACGCTATGGGCAGTTCCAGCGGTTGGTCTGTTCTGTCCGGTCTGGCATCGCCCTCTATCGTAGCTTCTAGCTCCGTGGCCAGCACACAAGTCATGGCGCGGAGTAGCGGCACCACGGCCATATTCGCTAGCAGCGTTGATCCGTCGTACGTCACGACCACGGACGGGCACACCTTCGTAACCCGAGCCTTCCCGTCCGCTATGAACATAGGGCCGGGTACATCGCAATACCAGCTAGCAGGAATAACCTGGCACTCGTCCATACTTGGCTCCGTGTGGGTGGCTAATGTCGCCAAGGTGAATACCAGTGCGATAAGCACCTGGATTTCTCTGGACGCTATCACGTGGACGCAACAGAGTGCCCTCGTCGTGGTGTCCACGCATATCGGTGCGGTCATAGACCTGGCTTCGGCCGGGCATCACCTAGCGGCGGTGTGCGCTTTCGTGCCCTCCTACCCGCAGACCTGGAACACGACGCTATCCCGTATCCTTACGTCTGAGGACTTGGGCGTCACTTGGCACATGTCCCCGGGTGCTGTACTCGGCGACTTGAACCCCAGGATCTACTCGGGCAACGGGCAATTCTATGTCACCGGGGGCGGCAGTGCCGTGTTCTCCGATAAAGTGATCGAAGTCTAAATCGCGCCGCTGCGTATGCGGCCCCAGGGTTGCCGCAAAGACCACTGGCCAAGCCCAATAGCGTCGAGCATGTTGTGTTCGACGCTCTTGGTCATCTTCGGCAGCTTGTCTCGCGTGTCGGCCGATAGCGTGGCCTTGATGCGCGCGGCCATGATATCGCCGTCGATAGTGCCCTTCCACTCCCGCGGCTCCACTAGGCGAACGGTGTGGTCGGAGTATCGCTCCTGATACCGCCCCACGCACCTGGCTAGGTGTAATATGCTTGTGACCGTACCCTGCGAATAGATCCGGGCCGGACTCTCGATAACTACCAGGTAAATCCCCGGGACGCTTACGGGTTCGTCCGGCGTTACGACCCCGGCCTTGACCAAGACGCCGTGGGTGAAAATAGCGTACCCTGTATGCAGACCGGGGTCTAGAGCGAGTATGTTTCCCATACGCGCATTATGGGACCCCGTGGATGTTACGTCAAGGTCTTAGTCGCTAGGCGCTTCCACGTCTCGCGCTCCGCGGCCGTGAGCCGGGAGAAGTCCGCTAAACCCGTAGAGTCCTTCGGAGACCCGTCGACGCCTGCGCTAGGCTGCGGGGGAGGGGAATACTTGAGGACTAAATCTAGCAGGGCTATAATCTGCTTAGGGTCTAAAGGTCCTACAGCGTTCTCGTAGTCGGGATGCCGGCTAAGGCGAAGCCATTTCTCCACCTGCCCCGCGGCAAGCTCCAAGGCAGACGTCTGGAACTTGTTCAAAGCCACCGCTCGGCGGGCGCGCTCAAGAGCGGCTTGCCCTCGCGCTTCCTCCGTCTCCGCAAGAGCCGCAACTTCCGGCCGTTCCCTAGGCGGCACCCATTTCGCAATATGCTCTTTGGCCATGCTCTATTTTAGCTAAAATGTCCCATGACTACCGGGATTGATAGCGTGGACGAGAGCATGAAACTACGGCAAGACGCCGCGAACGCAGAGGTATCGGCTGCTGAGAAGGCCCTGGCCGCTAAAGCACAATATCATAAAGCTATTTCGCAAATTAGAGAAGACAACCTCCTAGACGGCCTTGTCGGAAATGGCCCCTCAGGGAGCGGCGGCGGGTGGGTGAACCCCGTCACTGGCCACGGTGTCTTCGGCCGCGACAAGGTGATGTTCGGGCGCTACGACGAAGCCTTCCGTATCGATGACACGCAACTCACGGCGCTCTTCAACGGCAATGACATCGCCAAGAAGATTGTCAAAGGCTTCCCGGACGAGATGTTCCGACGGGGCTGGACGCTGGTCATCCCGCAGGACGCCAGTGGGGGCGCGGGGAGCGCGGGAAGTGCGGGGCGCTTGGCTACGGACCAGCCCTCCGATGGCGAGGACGGCCCCGCAGCCCCGGGCAGCCCCCTGGTAGACCCTCTGGGCGCGCCCCCGGATAACGCTTCGGGCAAAGGCGACTACGCTAACCTGAACGGCGCCTCAAGCCGCCAGTTCGGCGAAGCAGCCCCCGGGGCGTCGGCGTCCTACGTCTCCGGCTCGGCGGACACCGTGCAATCGAAGGTTCGGCCTGGCGACCCTATGGGCGAACGACTGGCCGACCCTGTTACGTTCCCGCGGGATAATCGCAAGGCTGTAAACGCAGGGCAGGATCAAGGGACGCGCGCCGAGCTGGCCATGGCTGTCGAGACCTACGCGAACAAGCTTCAGCTACGCGGTAAGGCTAAGGAAGCGTCTGTCTTCGGCGGTCTCTATGGTGGGGGGCTGCTCATCGTAGGCGCCGACGATGGCCAAGACATGGCCATGCCTCTAGACGAAACCCGGATCCGAACCGTGCGTTATCTGTCATGGGTTGACCGTCGATTTGTCTTCGCTTCTACCTGGTACGCGGATATCGGCCCCCAGTTCGGCGAAGTGGAGACGTGGGAAATCATAAACCCGTTCGGAGGCCAAGCGAACACGCGCATTCACGAGTCCCGCGTGGTGCGCTTCGACGGCGCCCCCGTGGACTTCCTAATGCGCCGACGCCTGCTAGGGTGGACCCTCTCCGTGCTCCAAGCGCCTTACGACGTTATGCGCCAGTTCGATATGTCGTTCCAATCGATCGCCAACCTGATGAGCGATCTGAGCCAGGCCGTCATGTCCGTGAATGGGTTGGCGCAGATGATCTCTAACGACCCCCAGACGCTCCAAACGCGCATGGCCATGGTCGATATGTCGCGGTCCTCCGGGAAGATGATGTTCATCGACGCGGAGAACGAGAAGTTCCAGCGCACACCGACGCCGCTAAATGGCGTGGCGGAGACGCTGCACGCCATCATGCTGCGCATGTCGGCGGCATCCGAGTACCCCGTAGCCTTCCTGTTCGGCCGAGAGCCTTCGGGGTTGAACGCCACGGGCGACGCGGACTTCCGCCGATTCTACGACGTAATCTCGGGGAAGATTCAAGCGGACCTAGAACCTAAGCTGCGCCGTCTGTATACGCTCATTCTTCTAGCCAAGGACGGCCCGACGCAAGGCTCGATCCCGAGCATGGGCATCCAGTTCGTTTGGCCAAAGCTGTACGAGCCGTCGGAGACCGAGCAAGCGCTGATTCGCTGGAACATGGCCCAGGCTGACTCTGCTTACGTCACGGCAAGTATCCTGCTCCCAGAAGAAGTAGCGGCGTCACGGTTCCGCAATGGCGAACTTCACCTCGAGACAGAGATCGATATGCGCCTCCGTAACGAAAAGAAAGCAACCGCCGAACTCCCCCCGAATCAGGCCGACAAGTACAAGGACGCCAAGCAAGCGGCCGAAGACGCCAAGAACGCACCCCAACCCGTAGCCGCGGCTAAGCCCGCGCCGCAAGGCCGGAAAGACGCCGTAAGCATATCAGATATCGTCATGACCGGTTTCGCCAAGTGGCCAGGCGCTCAAGACTCGAACCTGGCCGCGCGAAAAAGTGACGACATTACGCTCCGAGAAGACGGCGGGTCGTACATCGTAGAAGAGGGTCACGCGGCCGTGCTGGCCCATCGATGGTCGGGCGAGAAAAAAGTGACGGCCTTCATTCGGACTCCATAGCCGCTTTGACGCGGTCCCATGCCCGGGCGGACTTACCCGGGCATGGCCTTTCGCCTGCAAGAATGCGGGCCTGGATTTTCGCTTCACGCAATCTGCGTTCCGTGGAACGATCGCGGGCGCGTTTGGACTCGCCGCTATCCTCCTCAAGTCCTTGCGCCACGTCTCCCCAGTGCGCACGCTCCGCAAACTCCTCAAGTACGCCTTTATGTATGTCCGAACTCGTGAATGCCATAGGCATAAGCTAGCGCGGTTACACTTCGTGCGCAAGCCACTTCCGGACTTGCACCATGGCAGGTGCCAGCCACGACTCGTTTTGCTGTAAGTATAAAAGCGCTTGTGTAGTGGCATCCACCCTATCGTCATACGCGGAGCGGGGGAAAGTTAGAAGCTCCGTGATGTACCCTGCGACCCAAGGGTGCTTATCAGGGTCCGGCAAATGAACGTTACCCGCCTGGAACAGCCCCGAGCAAGCCGAGGCGCGGGAGAACTTGCCGCCGCGAGGGTCAACGGCTACGAGACCGGACAGCTTCGATTGCAGGACTTGCAGAACGGCCGCGCCGTTGGCTTTCTCCTCAATGAGCTTGGCCGTAGCTTGTGGCCATCGCTTGGCTTGATCCCGGATACGATCCAGCGCCGTCGAGAACGACATGCGATCCCAGGCTTGGTCGAGTAGATAGAAGTCCGCGCCCTTGCGGCCCCACACTTGGCCGCAAGCATAATCGGAGGACTCGCCGTCCTTGTAGGCCAGATCCCACGAGAGTATCACTTGATCGAACGCTTTAGGCGCTTCCGAATAGAACTTCAGCCACTCCCTTTGGAAGATCGCGCCTCCTTCGGGCACGGGCTGCTGATCCAACTGCGCAGCGGCGTTCATCGAGCCCAGGTTCCGGCGCAGCTTGTCTATCAGGTTTTGCGGCAACCTGTGGGGGTCTAAGAGCTCGCCCTCTTGAGTCCGCGGGTCGTAACCGTAAGGCGTACGGCAGCGTCTCTTCGGGTCGAAATTAGCCGGGAGCATCAAGTGCGTGGCGCCCCTGTCGAGAAACATCTGGGCCAAATCGGAGCAGTGTAGGCGCTGCATGATGCAGATCAGCCCCGTCTTTTGCGGAGGCTTCCTCCAGCGCGTCGACATCGTTCGCGCGTACCAATCGCGAATGTTCTGTAGGCCAACGGCTGACGCATCCTCGGGCTTGTTCGGGTCGTCAAGTATCTGGATGTTCGCGTGCAAGCCCGTGGCCTTACCCCCTGGCGTTGTGCCCAGTCGGAAACCCCCCTTATCGTTCACCACGTAATCGACGGCTGCCACCGTGGGCAGAGAGAAGCGGTCTCCCCAACGCGCCTGATACCATTTCGATCGCATCAAGTCTACGGTCTTATTCGAGTCCCGGCGGAAAATTAGCTCCGCATACGTGGCCATTATGAGGGCTAGCGCGGGGTCCCGTATCCAAAGCCATGCGGGGAAAAGGACGCACGTTATGCAGGACTTCGACGAATTAGGGGGGATATTTACTACGAGCTCGTCAATTTCCCCTCGAAAGACGGCCTCGTAATGTTCCGCCATGAGCGGAATGTGCCAGTTATCCTGGAACGGGGAGTCCGCGTATACCTGCGACCACGCCATCTTGATGAAGTCGTAGAAGGAATCCTTTAGCCCTATCTCCCGATCGCAGGCTATGATCTCCTCAGAATCCTCAAGCATTACAGCGCCTTCCGGGCTTTGGCCAACGCCCCAGGCATCCGTCTAAGCAAGGCTTTTTGCTCGCGGGCAGACAGCGACGCTATGTACTCGCGGAGAGATTCCACGTCGTCGTCGCGGTAGCCCTGGTCTTCGACCTCTGTCAGAGTGTTAGCGCACTCCGACGGTACGAAGGTGGGCTGGGCGCAGAGTGCGTTCTGCCAGGCCCGCTCGCTTATACCGAGCTCGTCTTTCGTAGCCTCCTCCCCCGTCTTAGCCAGCACGGCGCTCTGTCGCTCTTGAACGCGCTTGCTAAGGTGCGCGTTCTTACGAATAGTGATAGGTGTGGCATACTGTACAACGCGCTGCATTTCGCGTAGGACGCGCCACCAACAATGCGTCGAGAAAGCGCCTTTGGCCGGATCGTAGTCTTCGATGCTCCGCCAGACGCCTATGCGGGCCGCTTGCAACAAGTCGTCCCGCATAGCGCTGGTGTAGTAGCTAGTGTTTTTTCGGAACCTGTAGACTAGGCTTTTGGCCAAGGGCTCATAAGCTTGCAAGAGCTTGTCCCGGGCAGCCAACTTACTAGCGCCTTCATAGGAGAAAAAACACGACCACAATTCTTCAGACTTTGCCACTCTACCTATAGGCTAGGGTTACGGCTCCGGGAGTACTCCGAAGCCATACCTGACGGCGCACGCCAAGCACTACCCGCCGTGGCGTAGGCCCGCGTCGAGCCTGAGATCCGCGCCGCGCCGCAGACGTCAGCCCAACCTAAGACCTCCGCCGAGTCGAAGACCCACGCCGATCCTGAGACCCGCGCCGATCCGTAGATGCGTGCCGTGTCGAAGACACACGCCGATCCGAAGATGCGCGCCGAGCCGTAGACCTCAGCCAGGCCGAAGACCCGCGCCTTGCCGAAGACCCAAGCCGCTCCGGAGACCGTCGCCTTGCCGAAGACCCGCGCCTTGCCGAAGACCGCAGCCGATCCGAAGACACACGCCTCTTCATAGACCCGCGCCTTGCCGAAGACCCGCGCATTCGGACCGACGTAGGCCGTATCGACCACCGTAGCAGTGTCGGCCACCCACCCGCCGCCGTTCACATGTTGGTGCGCGGGAACGGGGCCTTTGCCGTCCCCGAAATCGTACGTCGTCGTCGTCGTCGTCGTCGTCGTCGTGTTCATGTTCGCGTTCCTCCGGACAGGTTTTCGTCGCAGACCCGCACCGAGCCGCAAACCGTCGACGTTCCGCAAACCGTCGACGTTCCGCAGACCCACGCCGAGTCGTATACCCACGCCGTGTCGAAGACCCGCGCCGATCCGTAGATGCGTGCCGAGCCGAAGACACACGCTCGGCCGAAGACCCGCGCCTCGCCGAAGACACACGCTCGGCCGAAGACCCGCGCCTCGCCGAAGACCCAAGCCGCTCCGGAGACCGTCGCCCTGCCGAAGACCCAAGCCGCTCCGAAGACCGTCGCCTCGCCGTAGACCCAAGCCGAGCCGAAGACCTGCGCCGAGCCGAAGACCGCAGCCGATTCGCAGACCCGCGCCGATCCGAAGACCCGCGCCTTGCCGAAGACCAAGGCGTCCGGGCCGACGAAGGCCGTATCGTTGACATCAGCCGTGTTGGCCACCCACCCGCCCCCGTTCGGGTGCTTATGTGCAAGGACCGGACCTTTGCCGTCCCCGAAATCGTGCGTGTCGTACGCGCCGTGCGTTATGTTGTTCATGTTACCCCAGATACCTCGGCAGTAACGATCCGCCGCGAACGATTGGAACGTTGACGTGCATAAAGCGGCCCGAAGCGGCCACAAACTGCAAACCGTAACCGTGCGCCCACGTGGTCGGCACGGTATGCTTGTATAGGGGCTGAAGCTTGCATAGGCATCCTGGGCACCAAGCCCCGTGACCCGAGGACGTAACCGTGCGCTCTACAACGGCCTGGGAGCGGTGCGTGTGGCCATACACTACGGAAGCTCCAAAAGCCCGAAGATGCTCCGAGGCAGCATGCTTCGCGTGGGATACACCGTGAACAAAAAAGCACTGGCCAAGCCGAATAGCCCCCGGAATCGAAAGGCCCTGATAAAGCACGGACCTTCGATAGTAGCGGATTCCTCGAGACTTTAGACGCAGCGCAGCCCAAGGACCGTAAGCGTCGAGCAGCGTGTCGGCGTCGTCCTTGTTCAAGAAAGCGCGGGCAGCCCACCTTTCTACGTGCTGCTCATGATTGCCCTCGAGATAGTGGATCTTGGCCGAGGGGGCTACGGCTTGAAGCGCGTCCAAGAATGAGTTAGCGGCTTCCACGTCAGCAGAATAGGACTCCGCAAGCTCGTTAGTGTAGGTCCTCTGATGCGTCGAGAAAACACCGCCGCAATCCAGCAAATCCCCGAGCAATACTATTTCCGACGGCGCCAGTCTTTTCACGTCCTGTAAACAGGCAGTGGTCGCGGGGCCGTCACCGTGATTACCATGAATGTCCGGAATGATAACCCTTGTTTTTTCGCTCATGTTCGTGGTCCTTCGGAAGGCGTTGTCTTTTTCGCTCGGGTCTTTTTCTTAGGGCCGGGGGCTCTACCAGAAAATTCTGGCCAGTCCGAAAAAGGGTTTTCGTACTGCGCATCCGGGACGAGTCCGGGGTCTTCTAGCTTATCTTGCGTGCTCATAGTCAGTTCAATTGCCTCATGTGTAGGATATGAGTGCCCTCGAAAACAGCGTGTGCTTCTATCTTGAAGCGCCTTCCGGCCGGAAGCAAGATTTCTTTTTCGATACTGCCCAGAGGGCCTGCAAAATTCCGGACGTTCACACCCCGGGCATTGGCTATGTGAATGACGGTATTCCGCCCCCCGAACTCTTCGGCTACCTGGCTACCTTCGGAAGTGGAGAAAAAGTTACGCGCGCGAAAAGTCGTACCCGGTTGCAGGCCGGCCAGCGTCGCCTCCGGTAGGTGCATACCCCGCGTGACAGCCGTTCGCGTTTGAGGCGCCTCGAGAAGAGTCTTTTGCAATAGGCGAACGCGCTTCGCTACGTGCCTAGTGTAGGACAAGTCCCCCTTCACGCCTTTACCTCGTAGGAGATACGAGTTCATGCCGCTGGACGAGTTGCCCGTATAGTCGGATACCAGTTCTGCGTTCGCCAAGCCCATGGCCAAAATAGCGGCCTCCGTAGCCTCGGCCGTGGGGTTGTTCCCTGCAAGCCCCTCGGGACCTGTAGCGTGCCCCCCGATGCCTGCGCCCTTGCTCACGACGTGGCCTTTCTGGTCCCGTGCCACGAGGGCACCCATACGGCGCCGGGTAGGTCGCGGCAAATGTCCTGTATAGGCTTACCGCCGCCCACAACGAGAAACAACAGCCCCGGGCGGTCCCTTACAAGCGCGTGCTCGGCGAGCAAGTCTTCGGGACGGGAGGCGTAGCCCCTAGTAGAGAACGCGCGCCAGCCCGCAGGCACGCCGATCAGATTGTCTTGGAAGCGCAGTTCCGGCACGTTCAAGTCCACGAATATCCGCAAACCCGCGCGCTGCCATAAACGTGCAACGTACCTCTTAGCGCCGATCTTGGCCAACGCCTCGAAGCGCGGCGTAGTGTCGTAAATCGAGATGTTGGGTTCCGTGGTCTGGGCCGCGCCGGAGTTGGCCACGGGGGTTGTGTTGGCGAGCAAGGCTCGGAAGCGAGCGTCGTCGACATAGAAGTGCCAAGTGCCTCCCGGGATGCGCATTGTACGTGCCACGGAACCCCAGGCGACAACCGGCTCCGTAATCGCTTCCGCTTGAAGACCTATCAGCAGGTCGGGAATATCGAACTCGTTAGATGAAGGCAGAATGTGAGCCATTAGTACACCCTTCTCTGAAGGGGCGAAAAACGTGCCATGTACCGTATGTGTTCCAAAGCAGTTCGGTAGTTGTATCGAGCGCCATCGTAAGCGCGGTTCCATGGCCTGTCGATCAAGACTCGCATACCGGGCCACTCGGCTATGTTGTGCACGGCATCGTCTATTAGCACGTCCGTGACCGCGGCGCAAAGCAGCGCCTTATCCGTGCATTGCACGATATCCTTAGGCGAGAAGCCTCGGGCCGCTAGCCACTCCGCCCGGCAGTAGACCCAATCGGATGCCCCGCGCATGGGTGATGTCAAGCACACCACACGGCCTATACCTCTTAGACCCTCCAAAAAGGCATCGGCGCCTCCACACGTAGAAAGCTCTCCGGCAAAACCCGGAGAAGCTAGCCGCCGATAGCACAACTCTTGCTCTTCGCGCGAAAGACCGGGGCACTTCCGAAAATCGAAATTCGTGATGTCCTCTTCGGTCGCGTAAGGCTGCGCCTTACGGACCTCGTTCACCGCCTTTAGCAGGTGCCCAACCGTGTTCGATAGAACGCCGTCGCAATCTATGAAAATCATGTGCGTGTTCCTTCTGAGAGTACTTCGTCGTGTACCCGCGCCGTGTCGAAGACCC